TTATTGATCATTGTTATTCTCTCCACTTTCCAACCAGTTAAAGAGTTGCTGTATATTCTGGGCGTCTATTACTCGTTGCCCTGTATCCAGAACTTTGACTGTTATTTGGGTGCCTTCAATATCGACAGCCTCTTCCCCTATAACTGTTGGTAATTTTTCTTCCTGTTGAATCTGCTCATCTGCCTTCTTCAATAACCCGCTCGCCCATTCTTTCCCGTCATCAATATGACCAGCCAACCCAATTTCATTTTGTGCGTTATCGATGCTTATCATTATTCTTTACCTCGCTTATTACGTGCTTTCTTCACCGGTGTTAATTTCACTTCGGCCACTTTGGGCGCGGGTGGCAGAAGAGGGCAGATGCCCTCATGAATATGTTGGTTACGTCTCATGCGGTGGATAATCCGCTGCGTGTGATCCCTGCCGTCGTCAATGTGGAATGTGGCCTTAACAAGCACATCGTCAATATCTGCCCGCTGGCGATGTTCCTCAGTCACGGTCTGCCTCCAGTTCTCTGACTTTCTGTTCGCCTATCTCAAGAGCGTTTTCCCTGCAAGGCATGACCACAAAAACAGGATTGCCATAGAGTTTGTTAACATCGGCATCAAACCGAAACAGACAACCACTTTCCATGCCGGAAGGTTCGATTTTTACCGCCATCGCTTCATCAAACATTTTGGCGGGATAGGCCAGATATTTAGCCAGAAGGGGCGGAACAACATTTTGTTTCTCTGTCGGGATAATCCTGTTCAAATCAGGGAATCTGCCATGAATAATTTCCAGATGAGTAAGCCCTTCAATTTTGTCTTCTTCTTTGAAATGTACGGCTCTCGCTTTTTCACCTAACTGAATCTCAGTCATTACTGCTTTTTCCGGAATATTTCCCCAGAACTGGATAACCAGATCAGTATCAGTGGCATCGTCATCGGAGAAGATACTGTTCTCTTCCGTGAGTTCCATGCGAACAGCAACATGTCCGTTAGTGGCTTCGAGGTGCTGTCGGGTGATATGTACCCCGGTTAATCCGGGGTGTTTCTTTGTTTGCTCTCCTTTGGCGATACAAACCAAGGCAGCGCGTAACAAATCAGAAGCAATGATCATGACTTCACCTCCGATGTGTCTGAGCATTGGTTTAAGGCAGTAATTGTTTTTTCGCTGAACGCCTCCGGCATCACAGAGAAGAGGGAGTGATGGGTTGAGGTCAGTCGATCATCGGTAAGTGCCGCCTGTGATTTTGCGATAGCCTCCAATGCATCATGAGCCTCCATAGAAATTCGCAGTGTGTGGCGATGTCCGCACAAGTAATCACCTAAATAGGTCACAATGTATTTTGTCTGTTCCATTTTCATCACCTCACTTTTTGCCAAACAGTTTCTTGAGATCCACACCGTGTACCGCCAGCCATGCTTCGGCAGGCCATGACTTAACATGTCCATATCGGGTGTCAGGAACCTTCACCGCTTCGATGTTGTTTTCCTTGCACCATTTGCGGAGTGGGGCGTACTGGTATTCTTTTTCTGTGGCGTTCTGCACCGCCGTAACCGTGGCGTGTTTTGTGCTTTCGCCCAGGCGTTCTTCCAGTTCTCGGCATTTGCGGGCGGCGGCACTGAGTTTGCCGAGGGCCTGAGCTTCACGACTGCGACTGATCTGTGATTTGGTGCGGCGAGCTTCATCACGTTCTTGAGTAATGACGACCTTTTCTTTTTCAGTTGTCAGCAATGCTTCCAGAGCTGCAATGTAATCACCGGGTAAAGCGGGGGGATTGGTTGCGGGTTTTTTCTGGTGAAAGTAAGCTGATTCCATTTTTTCAAAGAAAGACCATGCCTCGTCGGTATCAACGATTTTCGACATACGAGCAGCGCCTTTTTCAGTCCATAGAATCTGCTGACTTGTATGTTTACTAACCAACCCGATGTTATCGGGTACCTTCTTAAACTGACGTAATTCATCCCCTTCGAGCTTGAAATAATGGACGCCATCAATAAACCGTGACTTGTTGTTCAAGAGATTGTCTTGAATATTTTTTGCACTAGCACCATACCCAGCCGCCAGCGTTTCAGTGGTAACGACACGAACACCTTGCCATTCGATCACTGGCAGCTTGTTTGAATCGATAGTAATCAATTCGTTTTTCTTGCTCATTATTCTGCTTCCTTAAGTTCAATCTTCATTTTCTTTGCATGACGTCGCATGGCTCTATTAAGTGGTACTCTTAGGAATTCGCCTTCTGTTGAGAAATTGGCGATATATTTTTTTGAATTTAAATAATCACGTTCTTCGTCTTTTCCTAAACGCATTCCTTGAGGGATGGTCATTCCCATAAATCCTTGCTGAGTTTTACTTCTTTTTATTTTCGCCATCACAATCCCTCCCGAAGAGTTATTTTTGCTTTGCTATAGCCGGTATGTAATAAATGCCTTTTTTCGTTATGTTCCTGACGATATTCAGACCATAATTGAGCATTAATACTGGTGGCTACACTTCTGGCTTTTCCCCAATATGAAGCGGCAAGGTCATACTTCTCTTCTTTTTCCATCTGAATTGCTGTATTAGCAATATCTAAATAGGTTTCATTTTTCATTTTATTGGCTCCGTTTTCTTGGCAATGATTTTTAATATCTCACGCATAAATTCATTACCTTCTGCGGTTAAATTTCCGAATTTGGTAATGAAGCTGTCATATGTATTTATAAGTTCATGTAATTTATGTTGATGCTCGTCTAGTCCATCTTCAAAGAACTTAATTAAAGCGAGAATCAATATTTCCTCATCTAAGTCCAGCCTACAATTAGTTCCATTCACTTTAACTATTACAGAATGGCAACCATGTTTCTTTTGTAATGAATCCAATTTGGCGTGAATAAATGCCTTTCGCTTTCTTTCAAGCAAAGTTAATTGTGTCATTTTATATTTCCCGTTTTCAGAGCGAACGAGTCCCCAGCAATGGCGCTGTAATTAAAACGTGTTTATTGTTTTATTATTTTGATTGCAATTGGAAAAGTTTATTTCCTATAGCTATTAATTCATCTTGGGTTTTTCTGTGTTTTTCTATCGCCTTTATGTGTTCCTTTTTAAGTCGAGCAATTTTTCTTACCTGCCTAATATCTGCTTTCAGTTCTTCCAGTACCTGAGCATGTCGTTCTATAAACTCAGGGCGCATTTTCCCATTGCGCAATGCAGAAGTGCCGTCTTCCTGAATGACTTCTTCGGCAGGGAAGTTACTTGGTCTGCCTTCTTCATTAAACTGCTTTTGCGCCCGCACGTAAGTCAGTTTATTCAGTGCGCCTTTCTCACTCAGATAAGTCTTGCCGGAACCGCGAACGACATAGACTTCACGCGTTTCAATTTGGATATCTTGGTTGGTTGCGGTTTCGATGGGTTTAAGTATTTTCATGGTTATTCCTTATTGATTGAATTATTTTTTCTTCTTTTTTTATTTGTTTTCTTTCTCTTAATTCATGCCTTGCATTGACATTATTTTCATACTCAGCCTCGATAATAAGAGGCAATATAGAAAACAGTCGTGATAATCTATCAAGATCAGTCATTGCATCATCAGAAGAGTATTCTTCACTATTAGCCGCTGCATTAGCTAAGTTAGCAATAGACTTCATTCCATTTGTTATTGAGTAAATGACCTCATCGCTTGATGATGCCAAAAACTGTAGGTCGCTATCACTCATTTCATTTATTCGAATATTACTAACGCTAGTATGACGGTAAATATTATTCATGAATATTCAACTCCTCGGACTCGTGCTATTTCTTTGCCTATATTAAATACTGCGGCCAATGCAATACTAAGTAATTGTGCACCGGACAGACTTTTATCCGTATCCATTAATAAAGAAACATATGTTCTTAGACTTTCTATTTCACTCGCAACGCCTTCCAATTCATCGAATGCCTGATTATCTGACGTGATATATTCTTTATTTATATCCCTTAACCGTTGGGCTAAATCACAAGTTTGACGATGTACGCCACGACACATTAAATAAGCATCCAGTTCAGCTTCATTTTGAGTTGCAGACACTACGGGAAATATTGAGGCTTCAATTTCTTCTGCAATTTCGACGGCTGCTTGTAGTTTATTGTTCATGTTTAATTCCCCTCAGAATTAATATTATTTATCTCAGTTACGATTAACTATTTGACCCATCCAACCTAAAATTACATATGTAGGAGCTAATAACCTTTTTGCTTCCTGCTCATTAGTTGCCTGAGCTTTAATACATATAGGTCGCCTTTGTTTCATGTTGGAGCGCTCTATTGCGCCGAAGATAAAGGTTTTCATGATTACCTTTTATTGAATGCGGAGTAATTTTTTCAATTCAAGATTATCTTTAATAAAGAAAACATCACACTCTGGCAGTAATTCCGCTTGATTCCAGACGACGGCGGGATTTGGTTTTGGTTGAATAGAGTGCTGCATTGGGAAGACAGCAGTTATTGAAATTATCGTAATTTGGAGTAGTTTGAACTGAAATTGCTTTATTAACACGATCCATTGCTTTTCTGTTCAGTGATAATACTGGTCGTGTTGGTATTGTCATTTCTTCAGGATTGAGAGCAGTCTTTAACGCCATATTGATGGCTTTATCCTTGTTATATGCCTCTTGTTGCTCCTTTCTACGCTCATGCCTTCTTTTTCTTGCATTGTTGTAGCCATGAAAGTTGTGCATATCATCCCCCTTAGTTGATTTGTGATTGAGTAGTCTTCACGTCTCAGTCAGTAACCAACTGGTAAGAATGGTGCGCTTTTTCAGCGCTGTCTGTTAAGGAGCGGTGGTGCTTCATCTTTGGCTGTGTGCCTTGAATGCTTTTATTATCACTTTTAGTAATATGCTAGTCAACACTATTGGTAATATTATTTTATCACCAATAGTGATACTATTGATTAATAAAGAAATAAATTTTTAGAATGGATGGATATTGTGACTTACATCACTGACTGGTGTTTTACTGTTCGACTTGACTGATAGTTATGTAGGGAAAGAGCACAAAAAAGCCCTCGCAGGGAGGGCTGGTGAGATTCTGATAGTAGGCCGCGAGGTGCGGCCTATATAAAATTTATGACGTGGTTAACATTTCAAATAGTGATTGTTTACTATTGATATATGTTTTGCTAACTTGCTTTAATGCCGCGTTTTGCCATCATCTCAGCGAAAATCGCATTAAAATGATTTGATCTTGCTTTCATTTCACGCAAAAACCGCTCTGCTTCTTCGGAAGGTAAGTTATCAAACAGTGTTAATAGCTCTTTCTGTTGTTTCGTTAACTGGTTGTTGGCTGGCTTCACTGCTTCAATACGTTCGCTCAATGCATGAACGTATTGAGCCATCTCGACAATTTCTGCTGCTAAAGATGGGCTAAAATCATCTACTGTAATCTCCAGAATTTCAGCGAATTTAGCTGCATGAGATACACTGATAGCATTATTCGCATTTAATAGCTGCGCAACAGCACTCTGCCCCATTACTAGCTTCTCAGCCAGCACCTCTTGAGACAGTCCTAACTCTTTTTTCTTTGCCTCATATATTGCTTTGAGGCGGTTTGCGTCCGATATTTGCTCGTCGCTCAATGGGATCTTCTTCATTACTAGATTCTATAACTTAAAGTCATAATTACCAATCACCGTTAGTGTTGACTATTATATTACTATAAGTGATACTTGTGTCGATCTTAATAGGAGGATGACATGGAAAAAATTCCGTTATCAGATTTTGTATTCCAAAAAGGGCAGGAGGAAGCCGCCTCCCTGTTTGGAATTAATCAAAGCGCCATCAGTAAAGCTCTCTCAGTCGGGAGAAAAATTACTGTTATTGTCCACCTTGATGGGCGAGTTGAAGCGGAAGAGCTAAAACCATTCCCAGCTCATCGTCGTGGATAGTATCTCAATTTAAATTACTGCTCTTTAACATCTCTGTGCTGAAAAAGCACACCTACCAAATAACATCATCTATCTCAGGATAGATGACAATTCTGTATTTTTGTTAAACAAAACTTAATCAAAATCTGACCTCAGTAATTTTGCGTATCGAACACGTCCGTTCGGCACGTAGAAAGGCCAATTCCAATCGTGAATATACACCCAACCCACAACGTAACAATGCCCGAAATTTATCATCCGGGTGATGCGGAATGGATTCAAAAGATGCTTTCCGCCATGAACTCAACCACAAGGGAATACGCGAGGGATAAATACGCTTACGTCTACAAACTTAGGCGGGATGAAGATCCTGTGCCGCATCGCAGGGATAACACCGGCGCTAGGGCTGCTAACACATGGCTTCGATTGTTCTTCAAGAAAAATTACAGATCTATGAAAGGTTATACCGAAGAGCCGTTGTTAGCCCCGAAAGCACAGCCAGAGGACAAGCCCAAATCAGGAAACGCTTTAGGGCAAGGAGCCAGCCAGTAACACCGAAAATGGCTGTGTCTTCTGGCTGTGGAACGGAGGTTAGGGGATCACTAGGGCTGAACATGAAAAAACAGCCAAGTGAGAATAATTATCAAAATGGGGAAAAGCCAAAAAAATTGGCAGTCACGAAAAGTACTAAATATGTACCCCCCTATTTTTTTGGATAAATAAGAATGAATCTCAATAAGAAAGCAGAAGAAATCATCGCAAAACACAAAAAATTAATTGCATGGAAACCAGCAAAAGCTGTTGCCGCACTGGTGAAAATCGGAATGAGCGAGAGCGAAGCAAAGGAGTTTGTGAATAAAAACTCACCAGAAAGGAAGCCGCACAAGCCCCACAATAGCCACGCAAAGCCCGTGAATCTGGAAGCGCTGAGCACTCACTACATTGTGGTCGGTGATTACGATTTGCTGGGCCTGAAACATCAGGATGCACTGATTGCTGCCATCCGAAATGGCAAAGGGAAGAGTTCATGGCGTGATGAATCAATGGCGGTAACCCTGTTCGGATTAGTCAAGGCCTACCCGATCATCACCACAGCCGAAGTAAACAAATTCCTCAACCGGGGCGCATTCATCGACAGCATTCCACTGTTCATTGACGGGGAGGTGATCGAAGGTGAAGCGATGCCATCAGCGAATAACGAGAGCGTAAAAGACGTTTTTCGTGCGGTTAAGCAACTGAAAAAAATCACTGAGCACTTAGCGGATACTGGCACATTGACGCTCAATAAATACCTTGATCGTGTCCCTACCGATGAAGACGTTAAACGCGCCGTTGGCATTGTCGCACCAGCAATAACAAACCCGCACTTCCATAAAATCGATTATGCGCGCCAATACAACGATATGCCTGTAGACGCTCACGCCGAAGACAGCAAACGGATTATCAATGAGTGGAAAAACGAACTGAAAATCAAAGGAGGCAAGAAACCGAACAGCGAAACTTTGGCGAGTGCGACTGATTCGGATCTTGCAACAGGCACTAACGAAGAGTTACCTGCACAAAAGTATCGCACGGGAACTCAGGAAAATAAACAGGGGTGACGTCATGCTAGAAATTACCCCCAACTTTGCACAGGAACGCGGCTTAAGCCTGTTGCGTCAGAACTGGAAACAGCACCGTACCTTCATGGTGTACAGTCCAACGGGATCAGGCAAGACAGGCTTGGCGGCTTTCATCACTGACGGTTATGTATCCCGTGAAATGCGTGTGATGTTCTGCGTGCCTTATACGATCCTCGTAGACCAGACGGCAACAAAGTTTGCAGAGTATGGTTTACCGGAACACGAAATCAGTTACGTGTGGTGCGACCATCCCAATTATGACCCAACCCGGTTAATTCAGATTGCCTCAGCCGACACCATTATCCGCCGTGAGTTTCCCGACAATATCGATTTACTGATTATTGATGAGGCGCACTTACGCCGTAAGCGGATGCTGGAAATTATCCGTGACAGTGACATTCCGGTGATCGGATTATCGGGCACACCTTTTTCCCCGTTCCTTGGGGCTTACTACGAAAAGCTGATTAAGCCGACCACCATGAAAGAGCTGATTCAGCGTGGAGATCTGAGCAAGTACGAATTCTATGCGCCCACCAAACCCGACTTAAGCGGCGTAAAAAGCAATCAAAGTGCTGAATACGGCAGTGATTATAAAGAAGATGAGATTGCCGAAATCATGTGCGGCGCAGATTTGGTGGGCGATATCGTCAGTAACTGGTTAGCAAATGGCAATAACCAGCCGACCATCTGCTTTTGTGTCACCGTCAGCCATGCCAACTTTGTGACCGTGGAGTTTAATCGCGCAGGGATCAATGCCGAAATCATTACAGCGCAGACCTCCCACGAAGAACGCCAGATTATGATTCACCGCTTTGAACAAGGCGCGACCAAGGTTTTAGTGAACGTGGGATGTCTTTTGGCTGGGTTCGATAGCGATGTCCGCTGCATTATCTACGCGAGACCCACAAAGTCTGAAATCCGATGGGCTCAGGCGCTAGGTAGGGGCCTGCGTACTGCTCCGGGCAAAGAAGCCTGCCTTATCTTCGATCACTCCGGCACCGTTCACCGACTCGGCTACCCTGACGATATCGAATATGACGAGCTGCCCCGCAAGCATGACGGCATGAAGTCCAGTTCCAGTTACCGGGAGCAGGAGAAGCGGGAAAAGTTACCCAAAGAATGCCCGTCCTGCCATTACATGAAGCCCGCCGGGGTTTACGTCTGCCCGAAATGCGACTTTAAGCCGTTGGTAGGGGAAGACATTGATGTCGATACCAGCCGCACTATCCAGAAGCTCAGCAAGAAAGAACGCATCTACACCCAGACCGAAAAGCAGAGTTTCTATTCCCAGTTGAAGTACTACCAAAATCAGCGGGCTTCACAAGGCAAGACCGTCAGTGATGGTTGGGTATCCAATACATTTAAAGACAAGTTCGGCATCTGGCCTCGCGGGTTCCATGATACCCCACAGGAACTGACCCCCGAAGTGAACAATTTCATCAAGCACAAGCAAATTGCTTTTGCTAAATCCCGCAAGAAGTCGGAACCGTCCAGTAACGAACAGCAGGAAATGCGCCTTGAAGTAGCCCACCAAAAGGTGCGCGATATCCGTGACCCGTTATCCATTCAGTCCTCTCAGGGAGGCACACGATGAACACAATCAATACGGCCGAGGCGGTTATTGGGCACTGGCCTAAAGTTTTCGAATACTACGGCCTGCCTCCCGTGACAGGCAGGAAACACTTTAAAGGGAAGTGCCCAATCTGTAAGCAAAAGGGCAAATTCCGCATTGATGACCGTGACGGGCGCGGAACATTCATCTGTACCTGCAATGCCGGTGATGGCTGGGCACTCCTCAGATTGACTCAGGGGAAAGAATTCAAAGTGTTGGCCGATGAGATTGATCAGTTACTGGGTATTCAGCGTGAAAACGGGGTACCGAAGCCCAAGGTGAGTACCGTCGCGGATAAGCGCCAGAAGATGATCGCCCACTACTCACGCATGCCGGAACTGAAAGGCACCTCGGCGGAAAGATACCTCCAGCACCGGGGAATTTACAGCCATCACCCGATTGAACAAATCCGCTTCTGTGAAAAGCAGCCGACCTACCAAGGGGATTATCAGGCAATGTGGGCACTGGCGACAGACTCACGCGGCCAGTTGTGTTACCTGCACCGAACCTATCTGGACGGGGAGAAAAAAGCCCCGCTGGAGGTCACCAGAAAGATGATGTCACTTCAGGAAGAGACTTATCTTGATCATGCTCAATCCGTGGCAATCCGTTTGTTTCCGGTAGCTTCCACGCTGGGCATTGCCGAGGGGATTGAGACCGCCTTGTCCTGTAAGCAGATCTACAAGGTGAATACGTGGTCAACCATGAACGCCGGGCATATGGCGAAATTTATCGCCCCGCGTGGTGTTAAGCACCTCATTATTTTTGCAGATAACGACTGGAGCGCCACCGGGGAAGCGGCCGCCTATGCCTGTGCCAATAAAAACCTGAAAGCCAATAATGACATAGAGCGTGTCAGTGTGAGATGGCCCGACCTCGGGGATTTTAACGACCTGCTCCAGCAAGGTTGTCAAGCCAGAGAACGGGAATTTGTGAAAAAGCAGCAGGAGACAGCATAACAATGAAACTGGAATCAGCATTAAAACACTTTCACCCGAAGTCTCCGACATTTAGTGATACGTCAACCAGTACCGCACCGGACAGAATGAAAGGCATGGATACCGCGGCGGCTTTAGGGATGGCTGAATCACAGGCCAAGTTCGGCATGGCGGCATTTTTCGCCAAGAATGATGTCAGTGAAGAAGACAAGTTCAGCACCGTAGAGGCGTTGACCCGATACGCAAGACGAACTGTCCCTAAACTGATATCGAAGGCCACAGGGAATAAATTGGGGCAGTGTCTGGTGATCTTATCCAAGATGGCCTTTGAGGATTACGCCCGTTCAGCCGCGTCAATCTGTCAGTGTTCGGAATGCAAAGGAAAGGGGCTGATCTACGGGATGAAGGAGGTTGAGAAGCATCCCGGCATTACTCGTGCCGATGGCGTGGTGATTATCGAGCCGTGGATTAAAACGGAGCAAGTGGGTGAGCTTTGCCAGAAATGTAACGGGAAAGGCGTTCTGTCAAATCGCTGTCGTTGCAAAGGGCGAGGATTGGTACTTGATGAGGAAAAGACGGCATTGCAGGGTGTGCCGGTTCATAAAATCTGCCCTCGGTGCTCTGGGCGGGGTTACAGCAAAGTGCCCTCGTCAGTGGCTTATACAGCAATCAAGGCGCTTATTCCTGAGTTGACTCAATCGTCATGGTCTCGCAACTGGAAACCCTTTTATGAAAAGCTTGTGGGTAAGTGCTACACCGAAGAAAGCCATGCGGAAGCTGCATTTAGCAAGGTGACAAAATAAACTGTTTATGTCATCGACAATATTTGCATTTTGCATAAAGTTGGCGTACCATCTTCAAATAGTGGGAACTTGTAACTATACTCACTACGAATATTTAAGACCTCGCCTCGGCGGGGTTTTTTGCTTTCTGGGGGAATGAATGTCTGCACCAATCACCGAATCTTTAGTTATCCGTCCTGCATCTGAACAACCCACGCCGGATATGAATGGCAAAGAGGTACTGGTCTTGAATCCTTGCGATGGCTGGCACATTGGGTATGTCAATTTCTGGGATGGGGAATACAGCGGTATCTACCGATGGATAGGTGAGGAGTTTGAGCCTCGGTACTTTTATGTCGCTTGGGCATTACTGCCAGATGGCTTGAAAATCGGCGATGCCTTCGAAGACCAGAGCGCGACACCGGAAGAACATGATCGTTACTGGGCAGCAAGAAAGATGCCGAACGGGAAATAGCATTCCACCGTCGTAAATCCAACCACCTAAGAATCCTAGGTAGTTCAAAATCCCAGACTTGCGGGATATTTAGATGAATATTTCAATGCAGCGAATAGACGAAATGGCTGAAGAAATTATTTCTGAGCTTTTTGCAGACGGTAAAACTCCAATGGAACAATTTGGTATTAATTGGAAGCAGGCTGAACGCTTAGACTCACGAAACGAGGTTCAACTCGATCATGGTCGGTCAACACCTATATCACTATTAAATCAATATGTTATATGTGATTTTGGGTGGCGTGGTCAACACCTCGATCCCCCTAGATAACTCAACCTGTCGGTCAGACCGACTAGTTAAAATTCAAGGCTGCGCATGGCGTGGCTTTTTTCATTTCTGGAACTTTGGCGTAGAGGGTTCGCGCGGATGCCTGAAGAGCATTAGGACTCGGTTCGATTCCGAGAGGTTCCACCAAATTATCGAAGGTCGCTGAGGCGGCCTTTTTCGTATCTGCAATCCTAACTATTTGATATTCATTCGATGCCGGAATTCCGATATCGGAACCATCCCAGTTTTGCACAGTGGCAATAAATGGAACTCCTCTGATGACCATTGAAAACATCACCCTGAACCCCCCGGAGTCTAAGAGCGCGGGTATCACGCAAAAAAATATCGCTCAACTTAAGCAGCTTTTCCCTGAGGTCTTTTCGGAAGGCAAAATCGACTTTGACGCCTTAAAAGCGGCGCTGGGTGAGGCCGTTGATGATTCAGACGAGCGCTATAGCTTCACCTGGCAGGGTAAGGCGCGTGCCCGTCAGATTGCCCAGACGCCATCAACCGGTACGCTACGTCCATGCAAGGAAGAGAGTGTGAATTGGGATACGACCGAAAACCTGTTTATTGAAGGCGACAATCTTGACGTGCTTAAGTTGCTGCAAAAGTCTTATCACAAAAAGATAAAGATGATCTATATCGACCCGCCCTATAACACCGGCAAGGATTTTATCTATAACGACAGGTTCAATGATACATCGGGTCGGCGTCATACAAATTGGCTGAATATGATATTTCCACGGCTGCTCGTGGCTAAAAACTTACTGCATCCGGAAGGAATGATCGCTATCTCTATCGATGATAATGAAGTCTTTAATTTAGTGAAGGTGTGTGAAGAAATATTTGGCTACGATGCCATTAAAATCATTGCGGTTAAAATGAGTGAAGCCAGTGGCCTGAAAATGACCAGCGTCAAAAAACGGGGCACCATTCCAAAATTAAAAGAATATATCATGGTGATAAAACCGAGTGGTATCAATAATATTGAATTTACCCCCATAAAGAAACCTATCTGGGACCCGGCGTATAATATCTATTTGGATAATTTTAGCCGGGAGCACAGGGATTTTTATGATGCGATAAAAGAGTCGGAATATCTTAGTGATGAGCAGTTAAATAAACTGGATGAAATTTTATCGGGCGTCACGTTAAAGTCTTTGTCCGACGTATATAAAGGGCCGGCTTCCAAAAAGAATGAATGGCTTTTCGATAATAGCTGGCGAATAGGTCAGTGTGTCAAATCCAGCAGCGTTCACAAACTCAGTGAAGAAAAGCGGAAAAATAAAAAAACAAAGGATGTTTTTTCTGTTCAGTCAGCGCAGGGGTTGGTCTATCTGGTACGCGGAACCTATTCAGAAACCCGCCGACACCCCAGACTGCAATTAATCTTTGCCTCTGATCACCTGTTTGTTCACCCGGGTGATTTTTGGTCGCATATTAAAACCACAGGGCTTGATAATGAAGGGGGTGTACCTTTCAAAAACGGGAAAAAGCCCTTAAAGCTCGTAACTGAACTGATTAGTTCTTTAAAGGGCCTGAGTGACGGCGATATTGTTTTGGACTTCTTCGCGGGTTCAGCAACGACGGGGGAAGCAACCATGATAGTGAGTAAAAATAACAATATTAAATTAAATTATATCTTGGTTCAGTTACCCGAAAATTTAGAGGACACCTATAAATTAGCCGGTACTGAGGTGAAAAAGCAACTAAAAGCGTCTATGGATTACTTAAATGAATTGGGTAAGCCGCTTAACTTAACCGAACTGGGAAAACAAAGAATGAGATTGAGTATTGAAAAATACAAAACGGAATCTCAGTCATCGGGATTTAAAGTATTTAAGCTTGTTACGACTGACAGCTTAACTTAACTCTCACCTGCTCCTGTTCCCATATCGACCTCCTATTAACTTAACTCACCGGGGCTGACATAACTCACCCCCACGGACGCCCATTGTTCTAATGGGGTGGATTATGCGTATGACTGAAAAAGACACGGAGTTCTGGGCGCATGTCTGGGACTGGTTAATTATCAATGCTCCCTTTCTGGGGGGAATGTTTCTGGCTGCATCGACTGCATTCGCCCGGGAGAAAAGGGATGGCTCAAGCTGGAAAGCCTCATTAGTCGAAGCCTTTATCTGTGCGGCAATCAGTGTCGGGATTATTAACGCACTGGAGTACGCACAGTTACCACTGAGTCTTGCTCAGTTCTTCGGTGTACTGATTGGCTTTTTAGGAACCAAGAAAATTGGGTCAATTTTTGATGCGGTCTTGACGTTCTTCAAAAACAAGTTTGGAGTGAACAGATAATGAAAATCAGTAAAAACGGTCTGGGCTTCATCCAGCAATATGAAGGCCTGAAACTAAAAGCCTATCCCGATCCTGCAACGGGAGGCATTCCGTGGACGATTGGCTACGGGCATACAAAAGGTGTTAAGAAAGGCGATGTGATTACAGAGCAGCAGGCCGAAGATTTTTTACACGATGACCTCACATTCGCTTACGCCACACTGGAGCGATTGGTTAAGGTGCCACTGACTCAAGGTCAGTTTGATGCTCTGTGCTCGTTTATCTTCAATTGTGGCAGCGGTAACTTTTCGGGTTCCACTTTATTGAAGAAACTCAATCAAGGTGATTATGCAGGCGCAGCAGAAGAGTTTTCCCGATGGGATAAAGCAGCGGGTAAGGTGATGAAGGGGCTGACTAAGCGCAGGGCATCTGAGCAACAGATGTTTTTGTCATGAAACTCAGCGCAATCCACTACACGATCATGGCTCTGATTGGCGTTGCGGGTATAGCTACATTCGGAAGCTACCATTACAGCACCGAGTATGAGAAACAAAAGAAAGTCAACGACGACCAAGCAACCGAAATCAAACAACTGACTGACACCATCAACTACCAGAACACGCACATTGATATGCTGCATGAACAGGATGCTAAACGTCTTAAGGTACTTGCCAATGCTAAATCTAAGATTGATCAGCTCAGTGACAATTTGCGCACTAACACTCAGCGCGTGTACGTCAAAGCCGAGTGCCCCGTGCGTGAAACCTCTGCCCCCTCCGGCGTGGATAGTTCAAGACCCGCCAGACTGGAGAAAGACGCTGAACAAGATTATGTACGTCTCCTCGGAGAACTTGAAACCCTCGAAAGCCAGTTCCTTGGATTGAGGGATTACGTGAATACCGAGTGTTATAAGGTGAAGAAATGAAAACGGAAGTTGACTTGGTTTACTTTGAGAAGAACAGGCAAAAGCGAACATCTACTTCTAAATACACTGTAATTGATCGTGGTGAGCAGACTACGCTGGAGCAAACGCTGGTTATAGAAAAAGCGGATTTTGACAGCTTCAAGGCTTCAATGCAGTTCGACAAAATACCGTCATTTGAAAATGAAAAAGATGCAGCACTAAAACTGGCTGATTGGATGCGTCGTATGAGTGAAGCGATAGAAAACCACTGGCAGGATAAAGCACAGCATTCAGAGGAAATTTCTCTTGCTGAACAATGGGACGCCTTGCCACCTCAGAGCAAATGATACTGGGGTGGCAGGAGTAGGTTAGGGGCAGTGTGGGTGAGTCATGAGAGGACGGCAGGAGCGCTACCGTCCTATTGTGATGTTATTATAAAAATGCACAAATAGCATAAGCTCCTGGACCTTGTTCATAGCTATTTGTTAAACACCAAACCATACAGTCACCCCACGCTTGACCCGTTTGAGTCGAACAAATCGAAGCATAGGTTTGCATCGAAGCTAAAAGAGTCGTGCCTGCTACTAGGCAAAGAAGAAGATATTTTTTCATAATCATTCTCCACATCTTTTACAACGTTATTATCACAAAAACTGGTAAATCTAATAAACCCATCTTCCCCCAATAACAAGCGAATAATGCTTAACAATTAGTTACTCTCTGAAACTAAAGTCAATATTTCTTTGCCCACTCCCTGAGTGGTTGAAGGAATACCCAAGCCATCACCTCCGTGGTGGCTTTTTTGTATCTGAATTCAGCGCATTCGTACGCGCACATCTAATCCGAGAACCTTCCAGAAAGTGAGCCTGAGAAAACCGCTAATAGCGTAGTTATCTCGGGGCGGTCTTTCTGTACGAACAGGTTCACTTTCTATAAGGAACTACGCATGAAATATCCAACAGTAATTGTTAATGGAGTATCTGTTCGTGTGGATAATGCAGGCAGATATAGCCTAAACGACCTACACGCCGCCGCAGTATTAAAAGGCGAAGCGACAGAGTCACAGCGACCCAACAAATTTATTCGTAATGCATCAGTAAAAAAGTTTGTTTCCGCATTGGACTCCAGAAGACAAAAAAGTCGTCTGAAAGAAAATCAATCACTTAAGGTTGTTAATGGGGGCGCTGACCAAGGCGTATGGGGTGCAGAGCTTTTGGCTATTCGCTATGCAGCCTGGATTAAGCCTGAGTTTGAAATTAGTGTTTATGAAACTTTCCGCGAAGCAGCACTCAGTGGTATTTCAAATATGACCATGCTAAATCGACTTGATTTGCTTATTGCAAACGAAAAACAAGAGGTTAGCGCCTGCGCTCGCAAGATGAATTATTGGGGTGTTGGTGGCCGCAAAAAAATGCTAGCAGATACTCGGCAAAACATTATCGCCCAAATGGATCCTGACATGGTTTCAATCATGGAAAGCGTACAGTAATGATAGGCCGCTCAGCGGTCTTTTATTTAATTCTGCAAAGCATCCACATTCGGGTGCTTGATAGAGGTTTAAGTTGGGATTATCAAATGTCATTGTTATCATTGCCTAAAGCAAAAGGAGATAACATGAAAAAATTAGTAGTTATGCTTGCATTAGGGATGGCTAGCTTCGGTGCAATGGCGGTTGATGGGTATAAAGATGCAAAATTTGGCATGGCAGAAGAGGAGTTTCTTTCAAAGAAGTTCTGTCATTTTGAAAAAGTTGATGAAAACTATCTAGCAAAAGAAATGTCAGTTTATTTATGCTCCGATTTCCCAATTGCTAATAAAAAGCGTGAGGCAATGGCAATTTTTTTAAATGGGAAATTTAAAAGATTAGAAATTGATGTTAGCCCATTCACGAAGGCAGCAAGCAAATCGGTAGAAAAAAAGTATGGACAGCCATCATCGTACTCATCAAAAGAAGAATATGAGGACGCGCTAAAAAATGGCGGAGTTATAACTTTCGCTTATGATAATGATACGGTAGCAGTTAATGTATATCTTACGGGCGATAAAGAGTCCAGTCAGTTGGTTTATACGAGTTCAGACTTCAAAGAAAAAACCCAGGGATTAAGAGAATCATTAGATGCATTTAAGTCATACCATGAGCAAATGAGTTTAGATCGTACGAAACTGGAAGAAGATATTTAACTTACTTGAAACGACAACAACCCTCTCTGGAGGGTTTTTTGCTATATGGAGAACAGAACATGACACAAAGTACCCCAACACAGACCTTCACCATTGGTATCAAGTATGACACCGAAGCATTGAACCAACTTGAATCTCAACTGGAGCATATTGCTGAACTGATGGATCGCATTAACGGTCGTCGCTATGACGCAGGTATGACACCGGCAGTAGATGCAGGAGCCAAAGTTGAAATTACTGCCGATAGCTTCAAGATCCGTGATTCAGAAGGGAAGGTGAGAGCAGTCATTAAGCCTCTTGACCTAAAATCGGCTGGCATTGATTCAGCCAAAATAACCAAAGCCAGCCATGGCGATCACCTCCGGCAGCTAGTCCGTGAAGAAATACGCCAGTTCGTTAATCGCGAAAGTCGATGTGGCGGCTTGTTCTCAACGTGGTGACGCTATGCCGCCCCGTATCTATGGCAGCAAGTGGAACAAGGCTCGGTTGGCGTTCCTGCAACAACACCCTTTGTGCGTGATGTGTCGTAAGCAGAGCAGATTAACCCCTGCAACGGTGGTTGATCATATTGTCCCGCATAAACTCAAAGATGCCATTAACGCCAATGACAGTGAAGCAATCAAAGTGGCGCAGCGTTTATTTTGGGGCCGAAAGAACTGGCAATCACTGTGTGCATCGCATCATAACTCCACTAAACAGCGTATCGAGAAGCACAAGCAAGAGATCGGTTGTGATGTCAACGGTATTCCGATTGATGACAATTCACACTGGAACACATAACGCGATGAAATTTATGTCTGAACAAACAGATACAAATAAAATGATTACTCATAAAATGATACCTAGGGTGATTGTAAAGTTCCGTCCGGAAAGTATTGGACCGCCGCCATCCCTCAACGATATCGCTAACGCAGTTTTTTAATAAAAAAGACACAAAACAGACAAAACAGCTTGACACCGAAAGGAGGCTGTCAATGACAAAGCGCACGCGTTCTGACAGCCTCAAAGGCAAAATGCAGGCGATTGTCAACGCATTTCAGGACACGATAGTCCCGCCGGCACACGCCGGTTTAATGCCGGAGGCCATCGACTTCTACAACGATAACATTCGCACGAAAGCCCTTAATCTGTGGACGCCTTCCGACCTGATCGAGGTGGTCAGTCTGGCGAATAACCAATATGCCCTGATGGCAGTCAGTCACTACCTGCGCAAACTGGAGGCGGATTATGCCGAGACGCGTGACGAGAAGGCGATCAAAGAAAACCGCAAATACAAACTGGAATTAACCCGCGTGATTATTGCTCAGCGTTCCGGCTTGCAAATCCATTCACGTGCCACCAATGGCGAAAGCCGTGACCAGCGCAACAAGAATCAAAATGATACCGACGCGCGTGCGCTATTAGGCACGGTTGAAGACGATGACTTGTTGGCCTCGCCCTGGCATTAAGGAGAGCAAATGGCCAGTCAATTATCGCGCGGTGAAAAAGTGATCGCGTTTATCGAGCGGTACTGCATTGTCCCTGAAGGCGTGCTGCTGGGTAAACCCCTGAGGCTGGAGGCGTTCCAGAAACAATTTATTCTGGATGTCTACGATAATCCCCACGGGACACGCACCGCGTATTTATCAATTGCCCGTAAAAACGGCAAAACCGGCCTCATTGCGGGGATACTGCTGGCACACTTGGTCGGTACAGAGGCGGTGCAGAACTCGCAGATTGTGAGCGGGGCAATGAGCCGTGACCAGGCTGCCATCGTCTTCAATCTGGCGGTGAAGATGATCAACCTGAATCCCCGGTTACAGCAACTGATCCACATCATACCCAGTAGCAAACGGCTGATTGGCAAGCCCTGCAATGTCGAATACAAGGCCCTGTCGGCTGACGGCAAAACGACCCACGGACTTTCACCGGTGCTGGCGATACTCGATGAGGTCGGGCAGGTCAAAGGCCCGCAAAACGATTTCATTGATGCTATCACGACCTCACAGGGGGCGCATAGACGCCCGTTACTGGTCGCTATCAGTACACAGGCACCCACAGACGCCGATTTACTCAGCATCTGGCTCGACGATGCGGCGAATTCGAAAGATCCGAAAATTGTGTCACATGTTCACACGGCACCGATGGACTTGGAAATTACCGACCCTGACGCATGGAAAGCTGCCAATCCTGCGCTGGATATCTTTCTGTCACTGGAAGAGGTTGAGGGGCAGGCCAAGCGTGCCGCGCGGATGCCGTCGGAAGAGAACAGGTTTCGTAATCTGGTATTAAATCAGCGGGTATCACTGGTGTCGCCGTTCATTTCACGCAATACGTGGCTGGCCTGCGCCGGAGAATGGGAACCCATCGTTGGCAAATGTTACGCCGGGCTGGATCTGTCGGCGGCCAAAGACCTGACGGCGTTGGTCATTATCGGCAAATCCGCCTCGGGCAAATGGAACGTTCACCCGTTTTTCTGGACACCGGATAAGACGCTGTTGGACAGGGCGAAAACGGATCGCGTGCCTTACGATGTGTGGAAGAAGCAGGGTTTTCTGCGCACCACGCCGGGGGCAACGGTGGATTATGAATATATAGTCAAAGAGCTCATTGAAATTACAGAGAAATTCGATATTGAGGTGCTCAATTTTGACCGATGGCGGATTGATATCTTCAAGAAAGAAGCCCAGCGGGTCGGCCTGTCCCTGAAAATGGAACCGTTCGGGCAGGGTTACAAAGACATGTCTCCGGCCATGGATAAAACGGAGCAATTATTGCTGGAAGAGCAGGTTAACCACGCCAACCATCCCGTATTAACCATGTGTGCCGCCAATGCGGTCGTTGAGCAGGATGCCGCCGGCAACCGGAAGCTCGCGAAAGATAAATCGACGGGGCGTATGGACGGCATGGTCGCGCTGGTGATGGCCGCGGGGGCATTGAACAGGGCGAAAGGCACATCCGGTCTCGAGGCATTCCTCAAGAACCCCATCATGGTGGGTCTGTAAATGGCGAAAAAAATAGGCAAGATTAAAAGCGCCCTCCTGAACTGGATGGGTGTCCCGATAGGGCTGCTGGACGGGACTTTCTGGCAGGAATGGACAGGGATGAGCAGCAGCGGCAGGACGGTAAGCGCGGACAGCGCGCTGCAATTGTCCACCGTGTGGGCGTGTGTTCGGTTGCTGAGTGAAACAGTTTCAACGCTGCCGCTAAAAATATACCAGTCGAAGGATGATGGCTCGCGCCAATTGGCGAAAAACCACCCTGCTTACACGATATTATGCAACCGCCCCAATCTGGAGATGACGCAATCCCGATTTATGTTAACGGTGGTCGCCAGTATCTGTCTGCGTGGCAATGCGTTCATCGAAAAGAAGTTCATTGGTAACAAACTGGTGGCGCTGATCCCGCTGTTACCACAAAACATGAACGTCAAGCGGCTACTGAGCGGGGATATTGAATACACCTACGCCGATAGCGCGGGGAAAAATCAAGGCGAACGCCGGATTATCCCAGTCAAAAACATGATGCACATTCGTGGGTTCGGTATCGACGGACTGAGTGGTCTGATCCCGGTTAAGACAGGGCGTGATGTGATTGGGGCGGCACTCTCCACGGATGAAGCCGCCGCCAAAGTCTTTGAAAATGGGTTGCAAAGCTCGGGCTTCATTTCAGCGAAGACCGATTTAACCGAGGAACAGACTCACGTCATTCAACAACACATCAAAACCTTCACCGGGTCGAAAAACGCCGGAAAAATGATGGTGCTGCCCGCGGATCTCACGTATCAGAACATCACGATGAACCCAGAGGCCGCCCAACTGTTACAAAGCCGTTCGTACAGCGTTGAAGAGATTTGCCGCTGGTTCAGGGTGCCGCCCGTGATGGTCGGGCATTCAACGAAGCAATCTAGTTGGGCGTCGTCACTGGAAGGCATGAATATGCAGTTCCTGACCCACACACTCAGGCCGCTGCTGATCAATATCGAGCAGGAAATATCGCGTTGCCTGCTGGATTCCGACAGTGACTATTACGCCGAATTTAACGTGGAAGGGCTGCTGCGTGCAGATAGCCGGGGCAGGGCAGCTTATTATGCCACCGCGTTACAAAACGCCTGGATGAGCCGCAATGAAGTCAGGCGCAAAGAGAATTTACCGCCCATTGAAGGCGGCGATGTTTTCACGGTGCAATTAAACCTGACCCCAATAGACCTGTTAGGGGAAGAGCAAGCGAAAAAACCCCGTTCAGAGGACAGTAACAATGATGATGAAGAACAAAATGCCCGTCGCTCCTGAAGCAAAGCCGTTTAATGCGGTATTCAACGACGTGAGACCCCTTGCGCTCGACAAATGGAACAGCGGGATCCGAGCCGCGAATGCCGATAACACTCTCTCTATTCTCGATGTGATTGGTGAGAGTTTTTGGGATGAGGGCGTCACCGCGAAACGGCTATCGGGGGCATTACGGACGATGGTCAATCAAGATGTCATCGTCAATATTAACAGTCCGGGCGGTGATGTGTTTGAAGGTATCGCCATTTATAACCTGCTGCGTAACCACAGCGGGAAAGTCACGGTCAACGTACTGGGGCTGGCGGCTTCCGCCGCCTCGATTATCGCGATGGCCGGCGATGAGATCAACATGGGTCGCGGTGCTTTTCTGATGATCCATAACGCATGGACATGTTGCTGTGGCAATAAAAATGACCTGATTGCGGTCGCCGAAGCGCTAAAACCGTTTGATGATTCACTGACCGATATCTACTCCACCCGGACAGGTATCGATAAGGCCACCATCGCCAACATGATGGACGACGAAACGTTCATTAACCACACAGACGCCCTGACGCAGGGTTTTGCCGACGGCTTGTTAACCGCTGACGTGATTGATGACGGTAATGACAGTCCACAAGCCGCCATGCGCAAACTGGATGCGTTGCTGGCGAAATCTCACGTACCACGCGCAGAACGACGAAGACTGATTAACGCTTTAAATGGGAGTACGCCGGGCGCTACGACCCACCATAATGGCACGCCGGGCGCTGCCGACGAAGTAAACCCCGCTGTTTTAAACGAACTGGAAAAGGCGGTCAATGCCTTTACGCCCAAAATAATCTGATGGAGGTTGTTTATGTCTGACACGGTAGAATTACTGAAAAATTTGTCTGCCAAAATCGAAGCGGCTAACAGCCAATTCAACGCTAAAGCCGAAGAAGCCCTGAACGAAGCGAAAAAGGTCGGCGGTCTGTCTGCCGAGACCAGGGCGTCCGTTGACAAGATGGCGTCTGAGCTGAATACACTGCGTGAAGCGGAAAAATCCCTCAAGGCAGAACTGGGCGAGTTGCAACAACACGTTGCACAAATGCCCCTGCAAAATGCGGTACACGTTGCGCAGACACTGGGCCAGCAGGTGATTTCCGCTGAGCTGATGAAAGGGATGAGCGGCAATATCTCCGCTAACCGTCGCGTCTCCGTGCCGGTGCAGGCGGCATTGACAACACCGCAGCTTCCTGACCGGGTGATTGAGCCGCACCGCCTGCCAGAGATTGACGTGAAACCCCGGCACCGCCTGTTTATTCGCGATTTGATTTCAGGCGGAACAACCACCTCCAACGCGATTTTCTGGGTACAACAAACCGGGTTCACCAATAACGCCGCCGCTGTTCCTGAGGGCACGGCGAAACCCTACAGTGATATCTCATTTGCGACCCAGATTACCCCCGTCGCCACGCTGGCGCACATGTTCAAGGCGTCTAAACAGGTGCTGGACGATTTTGGGCAACTGAAATCCCTGATTGACAGTGAAATGCGCTACGGGTTGAAGTTTGTTGAAGAGCAACAAATCTTGTTCGGTGACGGGGCGAACGGCAATATCAAAGGCATTGTCCCGCAGGCCAGCAAGTACAAAGCCGAGCTTAAAGTGGACAAAGCGACGGCGATTGACGATATCCGCCTGGCGATGTTGCAGGCGCAATTAGCCCTGCTCCCGCCATCGGGGGTTATCACTCACTTTGCTGACTGGGCGACGGTGGAGCTGATCAAAGACAGCCTGGGACGCTATTTGCTGTCTAACCCACAAGGCTATACCACGCCGACTTTGTGGGGGCTGCCTGTCATTGCCACGGATGTGGCCGCATTCCGGGGCAAGTTCCTGGTGGGCGCCTTCGATTCCGCTGCCCAGATTTTTGACCGCGAACAAATGAACATCGTTATCTCCAGCGAAAACGAAGACGATTTTGGCAAAAACATGATCTCCATTCGCTGCGAAGAGCGTTTGGCGCTGGTGGTCAAGCGTCCGGAAGCCTTCATTTACGGTGATTTCACCGCGTCCGCGACCACCAAAGGCTAATCATTTTCGGCGGCTGTCACAGGCCGCCTTTTTTATGGCAGGTGACGGATGATACCCCTCTCAATGATTAAAATTCATTGCCGGATAGATTCACCCTTTGATGATGATTTACTCCGGCAATACGAAAAAGCCGCCATTCAATACGCCCTGAATTATACCGACAGAAAAACCCTGCATGTCCCGAAGAATACCCCGGAAGCGGAAGCCCCCCCGCCTGATACGCCTGCGCTGGTGCTGGATGAGGCGGTCATCCAGGCTCTCTTGCTGCTTATCGGTCACTGGTATGAGAACCGCACAGCCGTTGTCGTGGGGCAGTCAGTGGCGACTCTCCCGTTTGCCGTGAAGGCTCTGCTGCAACCCTATAAACGTTACGCTCTGTGAGGTCAATAATGGATATCGGCAGACTGCGTCATCGAATCAACATTCAGGGTATCTGCTCTGACCGGACGCCCTCGGGCAGCGTCATAAAAGAGCGCTACACCGTGGCGACGGTGTGGGCGGAGGTGAAATTTATCAGCGGGCGCGAACTGGTGGCCTCTAAGACGGTGCTGTCTGAAAGTCTCGTCCGGTTCTGGATACGGTATCGCGGTGATATCAACACTGCGATGGAAATCGTTTTCAAAGGCAAAACTTACACGGTTCAGGCCGTGATGCCGGACAACCGGTTAATCCTGCTTGAACTGCTCTGTCAGGAGGGCGTTAAACAATGACGACCGTGGATTTTTCCGCACTCAAAGATCTTTCACGGGATTTGGCGCTGCTCAGCAAGGCTGAAAGTCACACCGTGTTGCGTAAAGGCACGCATGCGGGGGCGAAAATCCTGCGCGACGAAACCCGCCACCGCGCCCCGGTCAGAACAGGTCGACTCAAAAAGAACATTGTGGCGGCCAACCGAAAAACAGGCCGGAACGGCACAGTTTCATCCGGTGTCTATGTGCGGGGTTCGAACCAATCCGGCACGAACAGTGATACCAAAATGAAAAAAAATGACCCCCGAAACGCCTACTACTGGCGATTTTTGGAAAAAGGCACATCCAAGATGGCGGCAAAACCCTTTATCGATCCGGCCTTTGAGGCTAAAGCTGACGAAGCCGCCGAGGCGGCCTTTAATGTGGCACTGAAAGCCATTGACGAGGTACTGGCGAAATGAAAGACGGCGACCTGTTCAGACGGTTAGATCCGGTGTTGCCCGGGCGGGTTTTTCCTTACCTGATCCCGTTGACCGAGAGAAACACCGGTTCCCCGTGGTGCGTCTTCTCCACGTACAGTATTTACACCGATGTGCTGAGCGGTCAATCCGTGAAAATGACCCGAATTCAGATTGACGCCTACGCGAAGACGATCGAGCACGCCGACCAGATTTGTGACGGCGCCCTTAACGCCATCAAACCCCTGCAACCCGTCGAGGTGGAACACGAGAACAGTTTCGAGAATGACACCGAACTTTATCGCGCCACCATGACATGCAAAATCTACACCTAACCCTGCCGGAGAACGACCCATGGCAAAATACGAAAAAACGTTAGGCACATCCCTGGCCGTGTCCGCCGAGGCGACTAACGACGACATTAACGCCGCTATCAAGTGGGTGTCTATTGATACCTCAGTGAAAGAGATTAGCTACACAGGCGGTCAGAAATCGGATATCGAAGTCACGACGCTCGGATCCCGTGAGCAGGAAATGATTAACGGCCTGGCCGCCCCGGCCGAAATCACCATTTCCGGGCACTGGACTGCCGAAGAGGAAGGGCAGGATATTTTGCGGCTCGCCTACGATACAGACCAGGCTCACGCCTTCCGTGTTAAGTTCCCCAGTGGCAATGGCTACACGTTCCTGGCTGAGGTCAGACAGGAATCGTGGAGCGCCGCCGCGAACGGCATCGTCAACGCCTCCTTTACCTTGCGCATGAAAGGCCGCCCAACCCCGTTGAACAAAAAACCAACCCCTCTCCAGAAGGATAATCAGGCATGAATATTCGCCAGCTGGCATTAACCCCGCATTTGGGGTTTCGCACCAAAACCGTCACCGTGAAAGAGTGGGATAACGCCACCGTCGTCTTGCGTGAACCCTCCGCCGCCGCGTGGGTTGAATGGAATGACATCACCCACCCGGAAGCCGATGATGATGTGCCTATATCGATTGCGGAGAAAGTGCTTCGCAATACCCGCGCCGATGCGGTGTTGTTCATTGATGTGCTGTGTGATGAAAACGGGGAACCGGTATTCACCCCCGGCGATATGGATGAAGTGGTAAAAATCTATGCCCCCGTCCATTCCCGCCTGCTGCACCAGGCGCTCAGTCTGGTGACTGACAGTGATGAAGCCGAAAAAAAGTCAGATCCCCATTAACCTTCTTCATGCTGACACTCGCTTTGCGGCTCGGTAAGACCCTGACCGAGTTGCAAAACGGGTTAAGCGCCAGCGAATTGATGCTGTGGAGGGCTTACGATCGTATCAATCCCCTCAGCGACCGGCGGGGCGATATTCAGGCGGCACAAATCGCCTCGGCGGTCTATCAATCGCAAGGCGCAAAAATCAGTTTGAGCGATGCGCTGCTTGAATGGGGTAATCCAGACGAAGATAAGCAGGGCGACTTCGAAAACTTCTTTATGAATCTCGCATAGGTGGCACAGTGGCAAAACTCCGCGAACTGATTATCAAAATATCCGCTAACTCCAGCTCTTATCAGGCTGAAATTGCGCGAGCGGCGCGATTGAGTGAAAACTATCACCGCGTGATGGAAAACGGTAACCGAAGTGCCGCGGCGGCCGCGCGGGGCAGCAGTGCCGCTTTGCGGGACCTGAATAACCAACTGGTTTCCGTGAAAGCCTCGGCCATGGGCATGGCGGGCGCGTTTGCGGGGATATTCGCCACAAGTAAACTGGTCGAAACCGCCGACAAATGGACAAACCTAAATTCCCGTTTAAAGCTGGCGACGGCGTCCAGCGTGGACTTAGCCAACAGCCAGCGTTTACTGATGGCGATGAGCCAAAAAACTGGCACGTCATTCGAGGCGAACGCGACGGTATTTGCCCGTGCCGCGGCGCCTATGCGGGCACTCAAATACGCCTCGCAGGATATCGTCAATATGACGGAAGTCCTGTCAACAGGATTAAGAATATCCGGTGCGAGCGCCTCAGAATCCAGCTCGGTATTGGTTCAGTTCTCGCAAGCGATGTCCTCCGGCGTTCTGCGCGGGGAAGAGTTTAACGCGATGGCGGAGAACGGCAGTAGAATCATTCAGGCGCTGGCGGATGGCATGGGGGTGGCCAGAACCAAATTAAAAGGCATGGCGGATAACGGGCTGCTGACGATGGATAAAGTCATCCCCGCCTTGCTGAGCCAGATGGAGAAACTGAAAGCGGAAGGCCTCTCAATGGGGGCGACGGTCGAAAAATCGTTAACCCGCGTTCAGAATGCTTTTATGCAGTGGGTGGGCGGAGCGAATGAAGCGACGGGCACAACCCGTGTTCTCGCCGGGGTACTGGATGACCTGTCTAAAAATATCAACGATGTTGCTGCGGCGGGCGTGGTGGTGGCTGGTTTGTTCGGGGCACGGGCGTTAGGTAACCGGATATCCGCGATTGGGGCATCAACGTCTGCCCTGATCCAGAATTCCCGCGCCGAAATTAATAACGCAGATCACGCTTACCGCAATGCTCAGGTTCAGGTCGCCTCAGCGAGAGCCAGCGCGTATCAGGCACAACAAAACGTGATCGCCGCCCGCTCACGCATGCTTCAGACCACAACGGCACAGACCTTCGCTGCCGCCGAAGCGAGACTGAACAGGGCACTGACCGCAGAGGCGGCAGCACAGGCCAGAGTGACACAAAGCATCAATGCAAGAGCCGCCGCTCAAGCCCGGCTCAATGCGGTCACTTCGCTCGGCTCAAGGATAGGGGGGGCACTTCTTGGCGCTGTTGGTGGAATACCCGGTGCTTTGATAATGGCAGCCGGTGCGGCCTATCTGTTGTACCAAAATCAGAGACAAGCCAAGGAAGAGGCGCGGGCGCACGCGAAAGAAGTGGCAAAAATCAAGGAAGAACTGAGTAAAATGGATCCCATTCAGCTCAGGGACACCAAAAAACAACTAAAAGAAGATCTGGCCGTTGCTAAAGAGGATTTGGAAGAATTCAGGAAGGCGATGACGAAAAACCAAATCAGCCTCGATCTCTTCATGAAAGATAAAAGCAAAGGTAAAAAGGTTGACATTAAAATCACCGAATTCAGCACTAAACTTTCAGAAAGCCGTTCGGCGTATGAAGCAACGCTGAAAACGGTCGATGAAATCACCTCGGCCCTCACGAGTCTGGGCGATCAACAATCGATAAACAGCGAGAAAGAAAAAAGGTTTACCACGGCGATTAACGAAATGCGCAAAACCGGTAATGTGACACTGGCGTTGCAAAATCAAAAGCTGGAACTCACCGTCAATCTTCTGGAGCGGATCAAAAACTCAGGTATTGATGTCTCGGGTATTCACATTCCCGTCCCTGTGGTTACATTCGAACCAAACGACAAAATAAAATCGGCCCTGAAAGATCAGGAGAGAGAAATTGACCTCTCTAAAAGAAAAGGGGTGGATAAAGTTAAACGTGAGGCTTATTACAAAGCCGTCGATATGGGGCTGAATCCTGATGACAAGCAACAAAAGCCCTACATAGATCAGGTCATCAATAATGCCGCTCAGATACACCAAAACACCGAAGCGATACGGAAACAGGATGAAGCGGCCAGAAAAGCTCAGAGTGAGGCCGAAAGTGCCGCCCGGAACGCCGCAAAAATCAAGGAAGATTACGCACATAAAGTGGCTGAACTGAACACGCAACTGGCCACCGAAGCGATCCGCTACAAGGAAGGCAATACAGCCGCCGAATTGTTCGCAGCTTCAATGGCATCCGGCAAAAATTTCACTCAGGCACAAAACAGCGAAATCGGCAGACTTAACAAAACGCTGGAAGAGACCAAACAGAAATACCAGGACTTACAAGACGCCATTTCAAACGACCCCTTCCGCAATACCGCCGAGAGCGCCAAGAAAGCCCGTGAGCAACTGGAACGCCAGCTTAAGAACAAACAGATAACGCCGGAAGAATACGGGCGCCGCAAAGAGGATATCTGGAGAGATGAGGTCAGGGGCGGTACTAACGCTAAACAGCAGTATGCCGTTTCCGCCAGAGATGACTTACGGGGCGAAGTTGACCCGATACAGGATTTGGATAACCAACTGGCCCGCAAAAAAGCCCTGTATGACACCTACGCAGAAACACAAATTATCAGTGAACAGCGTAAGAATGAACTGATTGCTGCCGCTGAAACGGAAAACAACACGAGACGTATTGAGGCGGCAAAACAGCTATTTTCTACCCAAAGCGCCTATCACGCAGTAGCGATCAACCTGTTTGATACCGTCAGCGAACGCATGGGCAACATGATTACCGGCATGTTAAACGGAACTAAATCGCTCAAAGAAGGCGTTTCCGAAATGTTCGCATCAATGGCGCAGAGCGTCGTTCAGAGTTTAATGAAAATTGCGGCTAATAAGGCGTTTGAAATGCTGGCATCTTCATTCGGTGGCAGCGCAGGTGGCTTCACCTCTATGTTCACCCAGAACGCCAAAGGCGGCGTTTACAATTCTCCTAGCCTGAGTAGTTACAGTGGTCAAATAGTGAATCAACCTACCTTGTTTGCCTTTGCTAAGGGCGCTGGCCTTATGGGAGAGGCGGGGCCGGAAGCCATTATGCCGCTGACCCGTAGCGCGGACGGTTCGCTGGGTGTCCGGGCGATCGCACCAAAGAGGTTAGCGGGTGGAGATAATACCCATATCAATGTCTACATCACGGACGGAAAAACAGAAAGTTCATCACAGAACGGTGACAATGAAGCCTTCGGGCGACGATTCGCCCAGGCTGTAGCTCAGGTTTATTACACTGAACGTGACCGGGATTTGCGGCAGGGAGGAGCGATCAATAAAGCGATAAGGGGACGATAATGGAAATGTTTAAATGGCTGCCGCGGGTGAATGCCAGTTCCAGCGTCGAGTTTGCCATCCGAAAAGCGAAATTCGGCGACGGTTATGAGCAGGTCTCCGGTGCGGGGATTAACCCTAAATCAATGAGATGGAGTGTTGATTTTGCTGGCAATGAAAAATACATCGCCGAAATTATCGCATTCCTTGACCGACACGCAGGTCATCAATCATTCATCTGGACGCCTCCGCTGGCAAATAAGGGGCTGTTTCGGTGTGAAAGCTATAAATATCAGGCCATTGACTACAAAACCTATACCCTTTCCACCGAGTTCATTGAAGCGCACGCCCCATAGAGGAAGATAATCATGTTTACAGCTGACGTGCAAAAGCTGGACGCCGGAAATATCGTCCGGCTCTACGAGATTGACGGAACAAAATTCGGCGCCGATGTACTCCGTTTTCATGCGTATGGCATGCCGGTGACATCCGGCGAGATTGAAGAAGCAGAAAAGAAAGGCAGTCAGCCGCCACCCAAATCCCTCTGGTGGCAAGGGATGGAGTACAAGCCGTGGCCTGTCCAGACTGAGGGGCTGGCAATGTCCACGGATGGACAGGCCGCTCATCCTCGCTTCTCCGTCGCCAACATTGAGGGAACCATCACCGCACTATGCTTGCAATTTGATGACATGGTGCAAGCAAAAGTGACACTCCATGATACCTTTGTCCATTATCTGGACGCCAAAAATTTTCCTGACGGTAACGCTACCGCTGATCCGCAGCAAGAACGCAAGCTCATGTTTTACGTAAACCGGAAAATATCCGAAACGGATACGGTGGTGGTTTTTGAGCTGGCCAGCCCGGCGTCACTGGACGGCTTAATTATTCCCACCCGGCAAATTCACGGCGTGTGCACATGGCGTGCTCGCGGGTGGTATCGGACAGGCAAAGGGTGTGACTACGCCGGAACGAAATATTTTGATATCGACAATAACCCGGTGGATGACCCGAGTCAAGACCGCTGTCCCGGCACCGTGATTGCCTGTAAATTGCGTCACGGTGAGGATAATGATCTGCCCTTCGGGGGATTTCCGGCCTCATCCCTTATCAGGAGGTAGTCATGCGTGACAAGACATTGGAGGCAATATTTGAGCATGCTAAACAGGCATACCCCCATGAATGTTGCGGCGTGATAGTCCAGAAAGGCCGCGTAGAAAAATACCTCCCCTGTAAAAATTTAGCCGTCAACCCCACCGAGCAGTTTCAGCTGGACCCCTGCGATTATCTGGACGCCTCGATATGGGGAACGATTACCGGCATCGTTCACAGCCACCCGGATGCGACCACCCTGCCCAGTGATCTGGATGAGGCGCAATGTGATTTCACCGAATTACCCTGGCATATTGTGAGTTACCCGGAAGGTGATTTAAGGACAATCTATCCGCGTGGTGAATTGCCTTTGGTGGGGCGTCCGTTTGTGTTGGGTATCTATGATTGCTACGGTCTCATTATGAGCTATTACCGCCAACAATACGACATTGAACTGAATGACTACCGGGTCAATTATCCCTGGTGGGAGCAAGGCGAAAACCTCTACATAGAGCATTTTGAAAAAGCCGGTTTTATTGAAATAACCGGCGATCCACAGGCGAGCGATGTGGTGCTGATGCAGGTTCAGGCCGATGTTGTTAACCATGCCGGAATTTTACTGGAAGGGAATTTATTGCTACATCATCTTTATGGTCAGTTGAGCCAGAAAGTTCCTTATGGTGGATACTGGAAGGACAGGACGATTGTTATATTACGTTATAATAAATGGGAATGATTTCATTTTTGTTTTCAGAATGATAAGTTCATTTTTTTGCGAATAAAATCAGTCGAGGGTATTTATGTACAGAAGCCATTATGATTCAGGTCCTTCACTTGAAGTAACTTTATTTATTTTAATCATCATTGCGCTTGTTGGTCTCGTTATTGGTTTTTTTATAATACGATACGCAAGCAGAGCTAACGAGTTACTGGACGTTCAGAAGAAAGCATTGCGAGAACTAAAAATCCAAACTGCAATATTATCGGGTGATATAGGAAGCGTGATAATAAATTCAATTTATTTGGACGAGATAAGAAAAATACAAAGTGCCGATATGCTAGAAAGAGGCGGCTCTGTTTCTCATCCTAAAATTCTCAATGTTGCCAGAATTTATAATAGCTTTATGGCAGAAATCGAAACTAAAAACCTACCTATTTTTTCTGCAAAAAAGGCATTTGAGTCCGAAATAGAACGAATATCTTGTGAGTTAAATGAAAGACAAAAAATATCTTTCCTTAACGTCTACAGAGAAAACATCAAATAAACATTATTCAATTATATGCCAACCCTCTTCGGAGGGTTTTTTTATGAGGTCATTATGGCTTATACCGATCCCCCGCTTCGCACCATCCGCCTGCATGGTGTCCTGGCTACCAAATTCGGCGCGACATTTGACTATGCTGCCAGAGACGCCCCGCATGCTATCCGGGCTATGAGCAAACTCATTGCGGGTTTCGAGGCGTTCATGCTGAATGCCCACAAACAGGGTTTTACATTTTCGGTCATTGTAGGCGGCAGGAGCTACAACAAGGATGAGTTGGACATGACCAAAGGCCATGAGGATATCCATATTATGCCGGTGATTATCGGCAGCAAAAAAGCCGGAGTGCTACAAACTATACTCGGGGCGGCGATGGTTGTCGCTGGCGCGTTCCTGTGGGCAACGCCTTTTGGTGCACCGATGGTGATGTCCGGTGTCGGCATGATGCTAGGTGGCGTCTCGCAAATGCTCGCACCTCAGCCACCGGGATTAGGCATGCGCGAATCACCGGAAAACAAGCCCTCTTATGCGTTCGGGAGTCCGGTTAATACGACCGCCCAAGGCAACCCGGTGCCCATCCTCTATGGTTCACGCGAGATCGGTGGCGCGATTATCTCTGCGGGTGTTTACACCGAAGACCAGTATCAGACTGAGCAAATAGAGAAGCAGCGCAAAGCGTAACCAGAGCCGCCAGATACGGTTTTTTTATTTCAGAGGTGAACAATGACACTGCATATTATTGAAGGGGCAAAAGGCGGTGGGGGAGGTGGCGGACATACGCCTTATGAAATGCCCGATAACATCCAATCGACTGCAACGGCTAAAGTTTTACTGGCGCTGGGTGAGGGTGAATTTGTTAACGAGCTGAATGCAAAAGATATTTATCTGGACAGCACGCCCTTGCAGAACGACAACGGGACAATGAATTTTGAGGGCGTTAAATGGGAATTCCGTCCCGGTACCCAGCATCAGAGCTATATCAAGGGCATGTCTGCGGCTGAAAATGAAATCCGTGTTGGTACAGAAATAAAAGCCGTTACACCCTGGACAAAATACATTTCCAACACGAAATTATCTGCCGTTCGCGTTCGTCTCGGCTGGCCTGCATTGAGGACGCAAAAAGACAATGGCGACACGATTGGCTATCGCATTGATTACGCCATTGAATTATCGACTGATGGTGGCAGTTACCAAACCCTCTTTGATACCCACATCGACGCCAAAACCACAACATTGTATGAGCGGTCATATCGCATCAACCTGCCTGATGCAAAAACAGGCTGGACTGTTAGGGTTGTCAGGAAAACAGCGAACAGCACCAGTGAACGGATCGTCGACAAAATGAATATCATGGCGTTCACCGAAATTATCGACGCCAAATTACGTTACCCGAATACCGCGTTGCTGTACATTGAATTCGATGCAAGGCTATTCAATGGCAACGTCCCGCTGATTTCATGCAAGCCCAGAGGGCGCATCATTCGCGTGCCGTTTAATTACGACCCGGTTAACCGAACTTACAGCGGTATCTGGAATGGAACGTTTAAATGGGCGCACAGCAATAACCCGGCGTGGGTTTTGTACGACCTGTTACTGAATGATCTGTGCGGCCTCGGTGACAAAATCGACAAGACACAAATCGATGAAACCGAGTTGTATCGCGTGGCGCAGTATTGTGATCAGCGGGTGCCGGATGGAAAAGGGGGCGGTGGCGTGGAGCCGCGGTTTACCTGCGATGTCTACATTCAGTCACGCGAAGAAGCGCATAAGGTACTGACCGACATTGGTGCGATATTCCGTGGCTCGGTCTACTGGGGCGCGAATCAGTTCGTTGCCATGGCGGATATGCCGGACGACATTAAATATATTTTTACTCAGGCCAGTGTTATCAATGGCGACTTCGTTTACAGCAGTGGCAGTGAGCGTAACCGGAGTACTGTTGCCATGGTGAGCTGGTCAAATCCAGACAACCATTACAATGATGAGGTGGAAGTTGTTTCGGATGATAATTTAATAGGGCGTTATGGTATCAATCAAATTGACATCGCTGCCATTGGTTGCACCCGTCAGAGTGAGGCACAACGCCGGGGCAAATGGGCGATTCTGACCAACTCACGCGACACCATGATTTCATTCCGCGTGGGGTTGGATGGTCAAATTCCTATGCCCAGCCAACTGATTGGCGTGGCGCACAAAAACAGAGCCGGGCGCGCTATTGGCGGTCGCATTCAGTCGGCTAATGGTCGCAACATCACGCTGGATAGAAAACCCGATGGGCAGGCAGGTGATCGCTTGTTGGTTAATTTACCGACAGGCAAGTCAGAAGGCCGGACAATTCAGGCGGTTAATGGCAATGTCATTACCGTGACCACCGCTTACAGTGAGTTACCTGCCTCCGAGGCAGGTTGGGCGGTGGATGCCCATGATTTATTCATTCAACAATATCGCGTCGTGGGTATTAAAGACAATAACGATGGCACGTTCGAAATTAACGGGATTTATCACGACCCCGACAAATATGATCGCATTGACACGGGCGCGCGAATTGATGAACGTCCTATCTCTATCATCCCGGCGAGTGTCCAACCGCCGCCGAAATCAATCAACATCAAGGGATTTTCATTCGTTCAGCAAGGCATCTCCACAACCACCGTACTGATCTCATGGGAAAAAGCCGAGGGGGCCGTCGCCTATGTGGGGGAGTGGCGTAGAGACAGCGGCAACTGGGTTTCTATCCCCCGATCGTCATCACCGGAATTCGAAATACCGAATGCGTATTCCGGCAGGTATCAGGCTCGCATCAAGGCCATCAACTCATTTGATATACCGAGCTTATTCGCCTCGTCCGAGGAAGTGAGTATCACAGGCAAACAAGGTAACCCGCCGGCACCGTTGGGCTTCAAGGCCACGCCGATTATCTTCGGTATCCAGCTTGACTGGGGTTTTGCACCTCAGACCGATGACACGCTGAAAACTGAGATTCAGTACAGCCCGACGAATGACGGGGAAGGGCTGATGTTGTTGGCCGATATTCCCTACCCTCAACGAACGCACACGATGCCGGGGCTGGCCGCGGGGAGGGCCTTTTACTTCCGGGCGCGGCTGGTGGACAAATCCGGTAATCCCTCCCCGTGGACCGCGTTTATCCGAGGCGAGTCTTCAACGGACACCAGCTGGATACTGGCGGCAGCCGGCAATACCTTCCTCACCACCGAAGCGGGAAAACGGTTGCAGTCGGGGATTGATTTCGCCAATGAAGCCATTCTGGAAAATGCCGCCCTGACCGGGTCCGTTGTCCAGCGTCAGATGAAAGTGAATGGGGATATCAAGGCGGAGATACTGGAGGTAAAAACCACGCAGATAAGTGACAGCAAGGCTTTCGCTGAGAAGATGGAAAAAATTCAAGCCGATGTCGGGGAGAATGCGGCGGCGGTTGAGACCAAGGCGACGGCGGTCTTTGATATTGATGGCAATGGTTATGGCATTTATGAAGTTGGGGCCGGGGTGAAGTACAAGAACCAGCTCTATAAAGCCGGCATGGTGATTGGGGCTGAGGTGAAGAATGGTAAGGTAGAAACCCACTTCGCGGTCAGGGCAAACCAGTTCTCTGTATTGAATCCGGTCAATGGCAAACTGGATTCGGTGTTCATGATTAAGGACGGGCAGGTCTTTATCCGGGAAGCCTTTCTCGGCACGGCGGTGATTGACGGGGCAAAAATCAAAGATGCCTCTATCACGATGGCAAAAATTGCGGACGGCATTCGTTCGGATAACTGGCCTCACGGCGGCTGGAACCTGCCGAAGAATGGGGCCTTTGAGATGAAAGGGATTTCAGGCCGGGCCCGAATAGCCCTCGACCATACCGGACTGGCGGTCTTTGATGGTAGCGGTACGTTGCGAATTAAAGTGGGAGAAATATAAATGGCTTTAGGTATTCGGGTGCATCCCGGCGACGGGGGCAAACCTTATCACCTGGATTCAGACCGGGCGCAGACGCTGAGCCTGATACGGACTGTGTCTGCGAACGTGGCGGATAACCGCCAATTTGGATGGCAACAATCCCGCCACATTCCGGAGGCGAACACGTTCAATATTGTGCTGATCCCGACAAAAACCGTGATGGCGGGGCAGTTTGGGCTCCATTCTACCATTGTTGACCGCCGGATTGAGAATATCCGCATGGAGGGGGAGTATCTGAAATTTGAGTTTATTGAGGGCCTGATTGGTTTCAGCCCTTTTTTTGAGCCGGATGATCACTTCTATATTCAGGTGTGTGGCTACCCGAAAAGCACTGCCTCCTTCGGCATCAAACTGGCCGGCATGAACGGGGTATCGACAATGGCTGACCAGAACCGGCTGGGGTATTGCGTCTACCGGGGGAAAATCCCCCTCGGGGCGCGGGGGCAATGGCGGGTGCCGGATTCCATCCCTAACCGGGGGCAGTGTCTGGTCTTTGCCCGGACCGAGACCGCCGGTGCCGCCATCGGCATGACGCACGATAAGGTTGTCGTGAACAATGAGGTGGCCTGTGAGGTGCATGTGGTGATTTTCTCCAGCGGCTTTCCGTTACAGAAACCCGACTGGGGGGTGGCGATTTATAATGCCGCCGGGCACATGACCTATTCATCCTATTATACCCCGTTCTTTCTGGGGGAAATGATCCCCGTGAGGAATGGGCGCGGCGCGGCGAACACGATTGCCAGACCGATGGTGCATGTCAACCGGCTGGCGAAGCTGGTTAAAAATGTCGGCGGAAACTCATGGCGCTTTGCGGATTCGGGCTTTGCCTTTTCCGGCAACACTATTTCAATCAGTGAGGCGGGTAAGATGGATTTTGAATACTTTCAGGCGGACCATTTTAGTTACAAACCCATCGACTACGACATCTACGCGATTAATTTCGACGACTACTTCTAACCTTTCAGGAATACCTTTATGTACTATGCACAAGGCACGATTTCCACCGTGTCCGGCTCGGCTATTATCCGGGGCACGGGCACCCGGTTTAAAGACAACATCAATGGCGTGGCACCGGCGCAGCTTATTTTAATTCAGTCCGACCAGGGCAACCTAATCCATCTGATTCAGGCGGTGAACTCGGATACCGAACTGGTCCTGGCCGATAACGCCACTGTCACCCTGAATGCCGTGAAATACCAGATTCAGACCACGCTCCCGGATTCCGTCTCCGATGGGGTCCGACATCTGGTGGCGATTAACGCCTATATCATCCAGTTCCTCCAGAACATGGATGCGTGGATGGCCCAGAATGACGTGGTGAATGTGACGTTGCCGAACGGCCAGACGGTGGCGCTGCAATCGATTCGGGCACTCTATGCGGCGCTGGCGGGGAAGCTGGAGAAGAGCCAGAACGGGGCAGACATTCCGGATAAAGCGGCGTTTGTGGGGAATCTGGGATTTATGAGGGATGTTATTCGACAGGATTTAGCTAACGGAGGCGTGCAAAAAATACAAAGCGGGCTCATAACCAATGGTTATCTGGAGGCGGCTGATGAGATTTCCTGTCGTACAGATGACGCGAGAATGAATCTAAAAACGCGTGACGGCGTACCGCATATGGTTTACAAATGGGGGGATTCTAATTGGCACAGCATGAATTTCCCCAGAGGAAGTGGCACCGTATTATCTTTAGGCGCCAATTGCTGGCGTGATAATAGTGGTTATATCAGGCAGGGTTCCCCCATTATCATCATTCACCCCGATGGCACTGTTATCACCAATGACGAATCCGAAGGGGCCACGGTTACTAAACTTGGCCTCGGTCACTATCGGGTCTCCGGTGTACTGGGCTATAACGCCGATGGCGCATGGGGGGTGCATGGCGGTATCAGTGTGCCCCGTGACATCAACGGCAATGAACTGGTGTATGTCGAGGATAAGGTGCTGCCGGATGGGGCCATCGACATCAAAGTGACGCACCGACAGAACACCCACATGCCTGCCCGCTTACAGAACCGGCGCATTAAGTCCGGGGAGGGACATACCTATTACACCGAGGATGAACCGTGTGACTTACCCGCCGGAACGCGCTTAGACGTCCGTGTCCAGATGCCGGAGGATTCTATCTGGAACCAGAAACAGGTAGTAACGTCTGATCCTCAGCAGGAGCATAGCGCCAGATAG